ATAAACGTAATGAGTTTTAATAAAAGAGTGAAGGTACAATCATGAAAATTATCAAACCAAGTGTAGAGTTTTTAGGCGCAGTACCAACTGATTATGAAGGTGCTGTTAAGTTCATCGAGATGGCCGGACGCACTTGCTATAAGTCTGAAAGTAAAATCTCAGCAGACAGTGCTGAGAAGTTTGTTAAGAAATTAATCAGTGCTCGACCATCTCCACATCTTGCCATGGTAGAGCATTCGAATTTTGTTGTTTATTTGACAGGAAACAGTACAGCTAATATTCCTTATCTAGAAGGATCTACTGGCAAGTATTTAAACTATTTCAAAAAGCATATAGGAGGAAACCTAACTGCATGGTACTACAGGTTCATGTCGGCAAGATCTAAAAAATCTATACCTTTATATTTTTACCCATTCTATGAGAAATATAAACAACTTTTCAACTTACCAGATACGGATATACCGAGTAATCAGTGGGTAGCGTACAGCTCTATGCACATACCAGACCGACTTCAAAGATATTCAGTAAAATTCATCTGTGATCGGGGAGTATCCCATGAGCTCGTGAGGCATCGTCCTTGCTCCTTCGCCCAAGAGTCAACTAGGTACGTGAACTATTCAAGTAAAGACATGGAGTTTATAGAGCCTGCTGGATTTGTGAATTGGTCATGGGCTGCCAAAAATATATTTAAAGTTGATTGCAAATCAAGTGAGTTGCTATATAAAGCAGCAACATTTGTAGGCCTATCTCCCCAACAAGCCCGTGCTGTCCTTCCTAATGCTCTCAAGACGGAAGTTATTGTTACCGCCGATCTTGAGGAATGGGTCCATATTTTTAAACTGAGATGTCACAAGTCTGCCCATCCTGATTTTGTACGACTCGCTGTGCAGCTAAGGGACAAGTTTATAGAAGAAGAATTGATCCAGCAGTAGAAGATACAACCTTAAGATGGGAGTAATCTGATGACTAAGAAAGAATTGATAGAGGCATTGGATCCATTTGAGGATGGCGAAGACATTGTTTGCGATGTTGACTCAGGTGGTGGCGGATGGGGTTATGGTGCTATAGAAGAGGTAAAGATAATAGCAGGAAAAGCTGTAATTGTGTTTGGTGATGGTTGCCCATTCGACTCCGAGCTTGAGTGACCGATATACAATTGAACTTCAAAAAGAGGTTACCGATGAACAATAAATACTTCAACGACATAGTACGAAACAGGCTTGATACTTGCAAGGGTATTCTCACCAAGAAAAATGAGGAGTACTCAAGTGACACTGATCGGCTGCATAATTTCAAGGTAGCTGCCAGAACGAACAATACTACCCCTGAGCTGGCTCTGTGGGGAATGTATACCAAACACCTCGTCTCGGTTATGGACCTCAAGGACAGCCCAGAAACTGCCACCAAGGAGCTCCTTGCTGAGAAGATCACTGATTCGATAAATTACCACCTGCTCCTTGAGGCTTTGTTACAGGAGAGGATTACGCCTAAGCATGTTGGTACCATAACAGCAGAGGGTAACTACACTACACCGAAAGATCGCTACGATCTTACAGATCAAAAATACATTGACTTGGCTCTCGAAGAAGCAACCAAAATAGCTACTGTTTTGTGGGGAGTTAGATTTAAAAAGTCACATCCAGAGTGGGAACCGCTTGATAACCTTCTGGGTGTATTGGCTCAAATCAGTAGTATGGTTGTTGATATGGTTAGAGTTAAGTCAGCTTCTGTCGAGGTCGATAAAAAAAGTTTATTACCCTGCCCGTTTTGTGGTGGTAAAGTAATAGGTCCAATAGCAGCAGATTCAGACTGGTGGATAGAGTGCTCGAACTGTGAAATTATAATGAGCAGGGATAGTAAACATCATCTTATGTCTGAATGGAATTCCCGACCATAAAACCCTAAACCAAGTAGGAGAACATCGTGGAAAAATCAATAGCGCTTATGAGAAAACTTTTATCAGGAGATGTTAAGGTAGTTATATACAGAGGGCCGTATACAGCTGCACCATTACAAGATGACATAATTTTAAAAGCTTCGGTTAAGTTTAAAGAGGTGAGCAATGCACGGTTCAAAACCACTTGTAATGTTGTAGCTGATGTCTTGATAACTTCTACCGTAAGAAATTCCAGAATTAAATTTGTGTCAGAATGTGGCAAGGTAATCTGTGAATATATGGGACATAAGCTAGATACAAATGCTACACAGTTTTGCGCAGGCAATGAATTTACTATACATAATATAAGTGTAGAACTAGATGGCCCTCTTCAAGGGGTGGAGGACTATACAGACCCAATACCTGTTGAGAGGCCTAAAGACGAAGAAATCTATCAAACTATAATCAGGAAAATGCGGGAGGGAATACTAGAAGAGACCAACCAGGTTGATAGAGCTGCCCGTGTAGCAGAATTGCATGAGTTTTTGCTTACTATGGATCTTGAAAAACCCTGTAAAAAATCTATATGGGAAAGATACTGCAAAAGTTATTTAACGAATAAATAGGAGAACATTGTGGAAAAATCATTAAAACTTCTTAGAAAATGTTTTAGGAATCCTGTCAAAGTAGTTATGTACATAGGCCCATATGCATCTACTCTTTCAACTGACCGTATAGTGGCTGAAACTACAGCGCAGTTTGAGGAAGGTGCTCCTGGAAAATTTTCTATTAACAAACCTATGATATTTAAATCTACGAAAGATTCACATATCTCAAAAGTTAGGTTGAAATTTGTAACAGAGTTAGGCTATGTAATAGCTGACTTTGCTGGAGAGGTTTTTATATGTGGTAGTGGTGTTATATATAACAAGGGCAAGGTTATTTTTGACAGTGCCGATATTGCACTAAATGACCCAATCATAGGTGTAGAAGAGTACAAGGTAGAAGATTCTAAAGACGAAGAAATCTCTCAAACTATACTCAGTAAAATGAAAAAGGGGATTCTGAGAGAGAATAACCTGGTTGATAGAGCTGCCCGTGTAGCAGAATTGCATGAGTTTTTGCTTACTATGGATCTTGAAAAACCTTGTAAAAAATCTATATGGGAAAGATACTGCAAAAGTTGTTTAACGAATAAATAGGAGAACATGGTGAAGCAGATAAAAGTAAAAATAGATGGCATAACTCTCTACGCACCAAAGGGGTACTTTTCTCCAAAAGAAGTTCGTGATTGTTGCGGAGCAGGTCGCGGTATGGGAGAAATCTTGGTGCCAGATACTATCTTTGGGGTGAGGATTTCTCGTGCTTGCCACATCCATGACCATGCATGGGACGTAGCCTCAGAAGAAGATTTCACATTTACCAACTTTATGTTTCTCGCCAACATAATGATACTCATTTGGCACGGCTCGAATAGTAAGATCATGTACTGGATCAGATCATATCGGGCCATGACATACTTCAACGCAGTCCAGGTTGTAGGTAAAAAACACTTCATGGTTATGAAGGCAGCACAGCGAAGGGCCAAGAAAGCAGCTGCAGCCAGAAGTCCAGATTACTTTGGGTCAACAGGATCTGCTAATTAAAAAGGAGAACCCGATGTCAGCGGCCGACAGAGATATTACAGCAATAAAATGGAATAAGCTTTCTACCAGGCTGCCTCCTACTAGAGACAAATATTATATATTCGGAGGCTATGACACTGAAGGTGCTTTTGTTTTTAATAAATACCATTACGCGACTAATGGCACAATCAATGGATGGTCTGTTGCTTGTGCCATCAGGAACGGAGTTATTTGGTGGTGTGACTTAAAAGGTCCTACTATTGATCATTGACCATAAACCAGAATCTAATACTTAAAAAGGAGAATATTTGTGAAGAACTATATAACTATACAAGGTAGTCTTCTGAGAGTAAAAGCAACACCTATGGATCAACGTACCGCTGACTGCTTGTTTGGTAATAGATGGATCAACCGCAAAGCAAACAGACCAGGGTATTTTATAAAACACCTTAGTGGGTTTACTGAATGGCTACCCTCTAAATGGTTCGATAAACATTATGGTGAGGTAAAACGCATTAACCTTTATAGAGGACATACACCTGAAGGGTGCCGTCTATATTAACTATTTCTGATAAACCGGAATCTAAAGACTAAAGAGGAAAGTAAAATGATTGTAGAATTCAAAGCCTGGGAAAAGATCCCAAGAACAAACCCTTTTACAGTAACCATTACTGAGAAAATCAATGGGACCAATGCATGTGTTATAGTAAAAGAAGGTGAAGTAGTAGGCATTCAATCACGTAAACGGTTAATTACTCCTGAATCAGATAACTTCGGTTTCGCCGCTTGGGTATTGGAGAACGAACAAGATATATCTAAGCTTGGAGACGGTTATCATTATGGGGAATGGGCTGGTCCAGGTATACAAAAAAATCATCACCAACTTGACAAGAAAAGATTTTTCCTTTTTAATACATTTAGATGGAACAACGACAACCCGAACCGGCCAAGTTGTTGCGATGTAGTACCTATTTTATTCCAAGGTCAGATCAAAGCAAATACAATAGAACAAATTCTTATCCAATTAAAGCATTCCGCAAAAGAAGGAGAGATTCCTGAAGGTGTAGTAGTGTACTATCATACATTTAGATCGTACACCAAACATACCATAATCTCCCCCAATGGAAAATGGTGCAAGGATTAACGACCATAAACAGGAATCTCGTACTTAGAAGCAATTGAACGTTCTCTAAGTCCAGTGGTTCCAATCTCACCAAGAACAATTCTTCGCATGGCTGGTCGGATGTCTCGACCGGTCACTGCGAACCGAGGCATTTTCTTGTTGAACTTGCGAATGTCAGCAAGAGCAGATTCTGACCCCTCGCCTTCTATAATTGCCCGAGCTGCATCTCTGGTGAGTTTGCCGCGACGTTCAGATATCTGAGTAGACAGACCGCGAAGACTACGCTCTGATGCCTGAGCGCGGGATACTTCATCAGCGTTAAACCCAAGAGCAATCATTGCGATCTCATCCGGACCGATCTCAGCGTCATCAAGAATCTTTTTACCTCTACCAGTCTTTAGCCCCTCAGTGGCTATGCGGTACGCTTTCAGGGTATCTCTTATAGGTTTAGGTGTGGCGGCCTCAAGACCTTTCATGAAGTTCCCTTTATTCACCATCTCGTCATATCCCTGAGCCCAACCCTGCCCAACTGAGAAGATAGGTCCAAGCTGACTGGCTGCCCACCATGCTGCTAAATTACGGCCATGGAGACCAGTAGGTGGTTCATTTTGAGCGCCATAGATATCAGCCAACCCAATCCTTCTAGACACGTCCGCTCCCAGCAATGTGGGTAAACCTTTAGCTGCTACATCTCCTGCCGTTTTCCCAAAATTCTCCTGGAGCCAGTTGGTGAACATCAGCTGATAATCTTCCGGCTCGTCTTCATCTCCAAGCACTGTGTTGAGAATTGCAAATATTGACTGAGAAAGAGGAAGTCCGAGTGATCCGGCCAATGCTCCGGTCATTCCCATGATCCCTACGAATTCTTTGGTAGCTGCCTTCTTTACCTCTGGAGTCTCACCTTTGATGGCATTTCGAAATAACAATGCCAACCGTATCCCTGTCATTATCCGGTAATGTTGGAACTGTAAAATTACCCGGGACATTCCTCCTTGAAGAGCAGCACCTTTACCTTCTTTAGAATAGGAGTATAGTGTATCATTAACTACATCCGCGACATCTGACATTGTTTCAAAGAAATTCTTACCTTGTTTCTCAGACAGCTCCATAGTAGAGAGTACTGTTGCTTTTCGAGATGTAAGCTCAGAGAGACTCATAGGAAGCATGGCCAGGTTGAATGCTCTGTTTCGAAGACTCTTAGGATCCTTTCCCCTAGTCAATTCATATGCCTCATGTGCTGCCGAAATGTCCAGCAGGTTACGAGCCATGGACTCTCTCAAAGTGAGCAGCTGTTTTTGGTAAGGAGAGAGGGATTTAATCTGCTGAAGTATCTGCTCGTCTGAATATAGGCGATCTCCTATTGCCTTACCTTCTGACTGTGGAGTAGTTCTATTCTCATCTGTGACAGTTGATCGAAGATTCTCATACACAAGATTTACTTCTGGATCAGAGAACATTGCATCCCTGGTAAATTTTCTAGTAAAAGACTCACCCACACCTTTAGCCATGGCTTTTGCTGCCTTGGCCGGACCATACTTTACCGCAAGTTTGGGGTATGTCAGTACTCCAAGCTGACTCATTTGAACCAGTGCGATAGAGGGAGATGTCATATAGTATGCAGTACCGAGTTTGCCGAGAGTAGATGCCACTGGTCCAACCGATACGGTTTTCAATGCTTGAATTCGTGCACGAAGGTCATTTAGAATATGTCGATCCATTGTGACATCGGCACCTTTTTCTGACTTCTTCGTCTTGATGTCTTCTGACAAGCTACCAATAACATCATCGATCTTTCTACCTTGCTCAGACCATGCAATGTTCGATGCATGCTTCTGCATATAATCAAGGTAACTCCGAAGCATATCCTCGGAGAACCCTTTAACATTTTTCCTTTGGATTGCATTCTTAAGAGAAGATGTCTCAGGCTGCCAGCGTAACCAAATCTGATTCATATCATTTATAGTTTCCTGGGCTCTTTGCTTGGCACTCTCTACAGCTTCAGGATCTGCCTGATCAACTTTAGCAAGATACTTCGACTCAACTGCGCTCGACAATTGACCCATTAACATCTGAGGGATGGCAACAGCACCTTTCGGCTGCTTATCCTTAAAATCTTCTTTTATAGAATCTGGAGATACACCCTCTTCAAGAGCAGTGTCCTTGGCAGCATTTCTCTCAGATACCGACGTAAAATGCTTGACTTGGCGAAATCCTTCTTTATCTGTGTACTCAAGAATAAAGTCACCGACACGAGCCAGCGGCCAGTACGCACCTTGAAGATTATTAAATGATGCATCGAACTGAGCCATTAAGTCTTTTCTCAGATCAGATCCCTCTGGAGACGTAGCCTCAATGTAGGCTAGAAGATTATTCCTCTCACGAATTCGAACGCTTGCAATATGCTCAACTATACCAATATAAGCATCTTTGAGCTTTTCTGATTTCAGATCTTTGTATGCTTTCTGTGCCTGAGCGTAGGCTTGTGTATAAGATAATCCGGTAGCTTCCTGCATCTTTGTAGCTACCCATGACTTCTGAGCATTTTTTAATCTGTTACCAAGAGTACCTGTATTAGGTACCCAGTCCTGATTGTAAATATCTTCCCATGGTGTCATCCTATTAAATGAAGCTATGGCTGCCGCTCTGTTAAATGTATCCACCCCTACACTTGCTTTAGCAGCAGTCTCAACTATATCATGTTTAACTGCTGAGGTATCGACAATCTCTGTTTTAGCTGCCACCACTTCATCTAAATATCTGGCGAAATCTTTAATCTGATGGATGGTTTTACCAAACATCTGCACCAGTGTATTGAGTGGAGTTACAGATAACCACTTCGGTGCATGCTGTACATAAAGATCGTGTAGCTTTGATTTAGGATCTGATAAAGCAGCTGCTGCCTTTACCATTCTATCTTTTCCAGCCTTTAGGGTATCATCTACCGTGGCGAACAGTGCTTCAGGTTCTCCAGGTTGTGCAGCGGTATCTTCCTGCTGGGACCAAGCTTTTGTTCCCTGGCTAAAAAGTCTCGCTAAATCCGTTGTAGTGAATTTAGTTACAGGAATACCTAAACGTCGAAGAGCTAACTTTATCGCAGAGATAACTCTTTTAAATATAGAATGTTTTTGGTTTTTATCGTCCTGCATCCAATAGGCCAGAGCTTCTTCTAGCACCCTGGCTGGTGGGTTTACCTTGGCTGCTCTGGTAAAAGCATCTCTGACAGTCTGATCACTTCCGGCCAACAATCCGAAATCTTCAAATATTTTATCTTTTACATCTACGAAAACTTTGTCTTCTCGCAAAAGAGCATGTGCTATTTCATGTCGGAGAAATGTTTCTACATTGGCTTCTGTAAGATTATCTTCGACCAGCATCAATTTTTTTAATTTTGGTATGTACGTCCCAACTACCCTATCTGCCCCTTTCTTTGGTGCTTTGACTATATCATATAAATCAGTGGTGGATTGTACCAAACCTATTTTACCTCTACGGATTAGGTTATCATACCCCTTTCCTAGATAACCTCTAGCCAGTGTGTCTATCCTATCTCTTGATATTTTTGATCTATCTACTCCGGGTTCTGGTGTGGTTGCTGCAAAGAGAGTAGTGATATCTTCCTCATCAGCAACAGTGCCCTTGGGAGGTATAACATCTACCGGTTTAGTTGGTATTACTTCTCCAGCTGCAGGGGCAACTCTCTCAGGAACTACAGCTGCAGGGGCAACTCCCTCAGGAACTACAGCTGCAGGGGCAACTCTCTCAGGAACTACAGCTGCAGGGGCTTCAGCAATCGACTCTTTTTCGATAACATCTCTTGCTATGTTCTTAATTGTATTTGGATTTACTTGTACAGAAGCTCGTGCAATGTTTGTGGGTTTTATTCCTAATATCTTCTGTGTCTGGTCTAAAACCTTATCCGTTAATCCGGCTGCTTCTATAGCTTTTATAAATCCTGGAAATGATCTATTTATATTCTTGTCGAAATAGTTATATACTTTTTCATGCTCGGCAGATATCTCTGGAGCTTTCGTAGCTGTAACTTCTACAGCCTCCTTGGTACCTACTTGATATTTAGCTTGAGGATTCCTTTTCTGCATTCTTTCAACAGCACCGGTGACAGTCTCTCTAGACCCAGCCCACTCGCCTACCTGCTTCTTCCCATCTTTATCTATCCACTCAACTCTATATTGAGTACTGGGTTTGGCTACTGCTTTGGGTGCTACAATGTCTTGCAGCGTTCCTGACGCAGGTGCAGGGGCTACTTCTTCAGCGGCGACCGGGGCTACTTCTTCAGCGGCGACCGGGGCTACTTCTTCAGCGGCGACCGTGGCTACTTCTTCAGCGGCGACCGTGGCTACTTCTTTGGGTGTGAGCACAGCATTTTTCTTTAACCAGCTAACTGCTGCAGCATCTGATTTACCTTCAATAGCTGTCAGCATATCCTGTTTCGTCATACCTTCAGGAGCTGTGTAGCGATATTCTGCTCCTCTGATGCTATAATCTATGGCATCCGGCGCAGTAGGATCTTCAGGAAGTTTTTCAAAAATCTTTTTATATGGGCGCTCTTCTGGTATATCAGCTTCTACAGGTTTTTCTTCTGGAATTATATCGTCGATATTGTCTCCAGCGGCTATTGTTTTAGATATGATATCTACCGGCGCAGTAATAGTAGTCGGACCTGCTTCTGTCTCTCTGATGACAGTTGCCATACCATCTACTACTTTTACTTTCGAATCTGGGATAATATTCGCGAGTAGTTGTTCTGAAGCACGATCTATATCTGTTTCAGCTGGAGCACCTCTACCAGGTAAAACATTAGCGCCGGCACCCATTGCAAATCCAGCCAATGCCCCTTCGACAGCCTGCCTATTTACACCTTCCCATAGAGGTTTACCATCTGCATAATTTTGAAACACTGCCTCTTGAGCACTTTGAGGTAATTCTTGAAGAATACTTTCAGATACAGCACCACCTGCTATCCTCTTAACTGTACCAAGTACACCTTTTCCAAGAGATAATTCTTTCCGTATGGCGGTATTAAATCCTTTCACCATCAAAGTTTCAGCTGTCTCAAGACCTAACTTTTGTGCGACTCGTCCGGCACCTGCACCTATGGCTGCGGTAATTATGCCAGAACTTAAAGCAGCAATTGCATTCTTGCGTTGATCTTCTCCTTGTGATAAGCTCATCGCCTGCCCAGCCTGAACAGCGCCCTCTCCAATACCGGCAGCAATAGGAGATGCCAATTTCTCCCCAACAGCCCTTTCTAAAAATCCAGCACCTTTAGTTGCAACCCCTCGACCTGCAGCACTCGTAGCTACTCGACCTGCAGTCATAAGTCCTCTACCGACCAGACCTCCGGCTACCATAGAAGGGACTGACTCAGCTATCTGACCTGCAATATATTCTGGATGTTTAAGATATTCTGATGCCACATCCAACCCGGTCTTACTAGGATCTTCCCATACCTGCCCAACAGCTCGTTGTGATTCCTGATACCCAGGAGAGTATTCCTTAGCTGCTTCTTCTGACCACTTACCAGGACGAAACCCGGTCTTCTCACCTACGAATTCGGCAGTTTTCGTGAACGGTCGCATGCCCTGAAATAATGCTGTAGGTATATCTGCCAAACCTGCAACCGCGCCAGGTAGTCCAAGTACGCCTCTTTTTAAAGACGTAGCAATATCTCCTGCAAAACCTTTATTTTGGTCAGGTCTACGCAAACCTCTACCTATAGGCTCGGCACGTACCGGCTCAGGACTTACAAGATCGCTTAGCGTACTTGTCTGCTCGGGTTGTTTTTCGTCAGTAATAAGGTCGGAGAAAGCTGGCATTGGTTTAGTTCCTTACTTATTAATATCTTTGATATAGGTCATTACTTCATCAGCAGTTACATCTGTCCTACCAGCGAAATGCTTTTCTACTATTTTTTGTTTGGCATCAGACATTTTTGCATATTCTGCTCTTAAAGATGCCACTGGTGATGTATCAACAGCTGCTCTTCTACCTTCGGTAGGATCAATAGTCTCCTGAGTTTCTGGATTATAGAGCATTTGTTTCTTAGCCATGATTGGCTCATTCAATGCATTGAATTCACCTGTCGGTACGTCTACATTTACTTTGATCAAGTTGGCCTGCTCAGCAGACCTGGTGGCCGCAGCTGTTTGCGCTGATCTCAAACCTCTACGTGAACCTCCCTCCAAAGGAGCTTCTTGAGCTTGTGCTTCAAACAAACCAGCTTGTGCAACGTCTTTAGGTACTCCTCCTACAGAGGCCTTCCATAGCTCATTTCTCTTTGAATAACTACTAAGAAGTGCATTATTGTAATCAGCAATCCCGGCATTGGCTACAGCCATCTCAGGAGCTCCACCTTCAAAGATGCTCGGATCTACATACGGCTCTCTCAAAGCAGGAGGATTGTCGCTTCCACTGATGACCTCGGTAGTAATTTTCCTCCCAGTAACTGGCTCAACCATAGTCACAAATTTTTTACTGGGACTTGCCCATCTGATCCCAGTTTCTGGCTCAGCTGTCACAGCAGCATCTGTAGGCTGTACATCCCTAATTCCCCCAGGTACTTCACCAGTAGGTAATACTTCTGGGGCAGTTATAGGTCCTGCCTGTGGTAGCCCTGTCTGTGGTAGCCCTGTCTGTGGTAGTTCTGGTTGTATGCCAGAGACAGGGGCTGCTCTCAGGCCGGTAGCCATTGACTGATCAGGCATAGTAGGAGTAACAAGATCGGGCTTACTAGCCTCAAATGCCTGAGTAGTCAAAGGGCGCACATCAAACCCTGGTCCTTGCGGTCTGCCTGTGAAACCTCTAAATGCTTCACCTACACCAAAACCTACGGCCCTACTAGGTAATGTCAGTGCATCCATTGTAGCACTACCTGCAGGCCTTATCACATTCTGCCCGAATTCTCTAACCCCTTTACCAAATCTAAAAGGTAAACTTTCTTGCTCCAAATCTTTAATCTTTGCGCGTTCTTCGAGTGCCATGTGTCACCTCCTCATATACTTGTACCATATCACAAATATTATCTGCTGTCTATTTTACGATGGGTTGTAATTGTAGTTATAATTCCAGCGATGACCCGTATCGTAGCTATTTCTATCGATTGCATTATATGTTCTACTGCTGGAATATGCATCAGATAAATTACCACTAAAGCCGATCTGAGCAGACGCCGATACACTTGTAAGAGCACTAGCTACCTTCTGAGCCTGGATATTCGCTGCAGCCTTTAAGGCTTCAACATTTATGTCTTGCAATGCCGTAGCTGCTCTCAGGTTAACATCCATCTCTTTAATAGCTAACTCAGCTTCAGCAGCTATTTCGCTAATCTGTGCCCTGTATGAATCTACTTTGTTTTTCAGATAATCGGTTTCTCTTTTTACTTCAGCCGTATACCCCCCGATTTGGGCAGTATATACTTTAGCATTTACATCTTCTTTCCCAATTTCATACTGAGTATCTGCTTGGTATAAATTGGTGGCTGAAGCGAGTAAAGCCATCTTATCTTTATTCCCTTCTACCAACGCTTGCATCTCATTAAGATTTATGTCTGCAGCAGTCTTAGCAGCTTGTACCTCAGAGGAAAACGCGCTGACCTGGTTACCGTATAAATCTACCTTAGCCGCTTCCCCGGCAATAGTGGATTGGTAAAGGTTATACTTCGCAGTCACACCATTAATCCGTGCAATTACTGCATCCAGTCTGGCTCTGAAAACACTTACTTTTGATTCGTCTACGGCTAACTGAGTCCTGACTCCCTCAAGTTGTGCAGTATAAAGATCAATCAGTGTCTGAATAGCTCTAACACGTTGGGTATATATTTCTACCTTCTGTGCTTGCAGATCACCGTGAATCTTGGCTCCTTCCATCTGAGCTCGGTAGATCTCAACTTTAGAAAGTTCGGCGCGGATACGGCTCTCGAAAACTTGTGCTGAAGCTTTGTAACCTTCAAGCTGTGCATTAAATGCTCCAACCTTTATATTAAAAGCATCGATTACAGATTGAACTCTTGCTTTCGCCACCTCGAAAGCTCTGTTGTTTATTTGGTTGGTAAAATCCATTAACTGTTTTTCATCTACCAGACCGCTAGTTATTGCAAACTGTGTGTTATTTTGAGCAAGATCTGCTTGTTTATATGCTACATCTCGGTTAAGATCTAACTTATTTCTGCCCGACTCAGCTAATACCTCTTGTAAGGATCCAGACAGAATACCGTCCGGCATGTCATTGTTCCACGCTGCCCAATTATTTAGTACTTGCTGGTACGCTTTATTTTCCTCAATATTTAAACGTGAGAGCGCTCTATCCCATATATCTTGCTCAACAGATGGGTCAAGGCCGGTACCTCCGTTTACTACATCATTATACAATTTAGTTTTAATTGCATCAGCTAGATCTGACTGATAAGTCACATCATTATATACAAACATTGGCTCCGGGGGAGTCAAATCGGCGACCGGCAAAGTACCGGTGAAAGAAAGTGTCTCTATCTCTGGTACGGCCGGAAGTACAATATCCTCAAGTACAGGTTCAGTTGGCAATGTTATATCTGGAGAAGTCGGAAGTACCTTATCTGTTATCGTAGGAACGTCGTCAGGAATATCTGGGATAGCATCATCTGGAGCATCTCCTATGTTTACTGCTGGAGGTTGTGCTTCAAGCGTTGGGATAGTAGTAGGATCTAAAACAATATCAGCGAGATCGAGTAACCCTCTAAGTGCAGATATATCTGGAAATTCTACCGGCTGCATATCGCTTTCGTATGGAGCTATAGGATCGGGTATAGGAGCATCTCCAATATTAGGAGGAGATACATCCCCAAACCCAAGATCTAAATTTTCCAACGGGACAGAAAAATCCCAGGATGCTAACTCATCTAAAGCTGCTGTTGATTCGCTATCGTACTCATTTACCAAATCAGTTGACATGCCGAAACGTGCTTCTACTAACTGACCAGCAAGAGCTGGATCTGGTAATTGTCTTTCCGGACTAAACGGATCAGTGAGTCCCATACTATATCTCCTTTAGAAGTCTGTAACTTCCCTCTCTGTTTTGTATTTAATAAGTCCCAAGAATATTCTCCCTCCAAATGTTATTGTATCATCTATTCCTGGTACATTGGGAATAATATGGTAACTACTTCCAGCTTCTGGAATAAACATCGTCGTTGCCAACACATTATCTGAGTTTGGTCCTACGTAGTAATAATCCCATCTTGTATACTGACCATCTTCCCATACACGTGCTGCCATAATCCCTGTAACAGATGCAATACTATCAGTATTGTAGTACCTCATATCCCTTTGATAAAATCTTGGGGAAGTGCTTCCTGTTTTATTCCTTAGAGAAAATACTAAATTATCTATCTTATAATAATCACAATACGTTGTTGTCTCTACTGCAGGATCTACCACGTAAGGAGGAAAAGATTCGGCACATGGGAGAAATTCCCTTTTTCCATGCTCTGCCCATGAGGTCTCTGTGGTTCTATAGCATGCCGAAAAATTAGCTATATTGCTGCGTTCTGCTCGAATTGAGTATTGGGCAGACCATGGAGAAGATGATGTGCCGGAAATAGATTTTGTTTGCTCATCTCCATCACTTAACGGAGAAGTAGTAGGATCTTTAAAAAAATCATCTTCAGGGAGCATCACAAACGGATGGTCAGCACTCGCCTCAATAACATCAGCTTCTGTTATAGGATCTCCTCCTGACCATATTGAAAATCTTACATATGTCCTATCTCTCTCAGTATCTATATATCTATAGTATTCAGGTATATTTAACCTTCCATCAAAAACTGACAAATAAGAATCTGTATTATCTTGGATCGTACCTGTGTAGGAATCTTTGAATCCTCCACCATCATCTCCGCACATCCATATATCATAGCCTATATAGCTGTAATCTCTATCGTATGAAATAGAATCCACCCACATATATTCCTCTGGGCGGTCGCCATCGTAATCAGGAACTTCGCCTGTTTGTGCAATATAATATAGTTCTGGAAGATTGACACTATTATTAATAGGAGCTTCTCCTACTGATATTAAATCATTATCTATCTCTCTTTCTATATTGTCATTAAATACGTCAGAGGATAGCTCAAAATTATTCGGAAAATGGTAATAAGGTCCTTCGAATGTTCCAGATAAACAAGCAACCCAATGTGTACCATCAATGCTTCTAATTATAGGTACAATTTGCGCAACATCTTCAATAACTTTTTCTGGTTGTTTCTTTTTCTTTAGTACTATACCTTCCGGAACATCAACTATAACAGTCTCTGTTCCATGAACAGTCTGCATATTAATGGTACCTATAAATTGCCCAGACTCGTCGAAAAATTTTACTTTGTTTACATTGATATGTAAATTTTGAAATTCGTTGTTGTGTCTAAAATCTTCGAGCAATCTATCTACGTGTGTGAGTGCTAATTTACTGGCACTGGTTTTGTCACCTTTTAACTCTACACTCGTTGTCCTTGCCATCACCACGCTCGTCTTTTATATTTTACTACAGCAAGTGCGAGATAGTCGAGAGAGAAGTCAGACCCGTCCACATTAGCTACACGTACCTTCCAGTACCTGGCCTTGCCGTACCTGTATTTTTTCAATGTCTGCATGCCGTCTTGTTGTACCTGTCCAGGCCGCACAGTATCTAAAATGAAAGATCTGGCTCTGTCATCATTTTCATCTCCGTACAAAGTAATTTCCATTTCTCCATCTGACTCGTATCCTATATCAAAAGCCTCAATACTCTTTTGCTGACGATTTCCAAAATCATGCAAAGGTGTATCTATCCAAGCTGATATATCAGTACCATCGTCAGTATCCCCACCTTCCTCAAATACACCAGTCGGTCCGAAGAATAGTAGTTTTCCGTTGAACGTAGCTACTGATTCAAACGGTATATACAAATACTGACTGGGCGCGTTGTTCATCACATTAAGCGCCATTGTGAGACTATCGCTCATGACGGCCTCCTGAATTTTAAAATTATATTTGCTAATTGTGCCGCAGTAGCAGTATCGAATCTATCAACCTGGCTACCTTCTAGGTATGACCTAATTCTAGATAGATCAACAACTAAATTACCTGTTATATCTTCATATGAGCTAAACACTGCTTGAACTGTTGTTAGATCTACATCCAGTACACCAACTTCACCAGTAAATGCATCAAACACACATCTCACTGGAAGCATCTCAGAAATTAGATCGCTGATAATTTGTTGTTTCGATGTGAATGATGTACGAATAATAGGTAGTGCTACAGTTAGTTGACCAAGAGTTTGTACATCTCCTTCGAATAGTGTACTAACTGTTGGCAATGCTGTAATAAGTCTAGCTACCCTACCTGTAGTCCCGGAGAACAAAATAGTAGGTACAGGTATTTCTTGAATCAGATTGGATCCACTACCAAAGATATAAGAAAAATTGGGTAAATTGGTATCCAGCGATGTAGTAGAACCTATTAAAGCAGTAAATACTGTATCTACGGCAGGTAAATCTACGAGGATACCAGAGTTACCTGATAACAATGCATCAAATGTTGGTAAATTTGCAGACAGTGTAGAAGTTAAACCAACAAAGCAGTTAAAAACTACGTTAGGTAGAGTAACTTCAAGAGACATGTTAGTCCCTTGTGCTAACATATCTGCAGAAATATTTGGAAGTGTTACTACTAAACTGGCAGGTACTTCAAAAGACGCAACTACAGCTGGGAGCTGTACATCCAGTATAGGGAATGTTCCTCCAGAAAAAGTTATTTTTGGTAAGGATACAGAAAGTTCAGCTGTCATACCATTCCTCTAACTGGTCAGCCTCCCGGAAAACCAGGAGGCTTTGTGTTTTACGATGAGGCAGGGAGCGTAATGGATCCGCTATCAACAGTAGTGGTAGCTCCGACGGCTACAGTTAGGCTGGACATTCTCAGTTCTCCAGAGCCTACCCCACAAACCCCGTCAAACCTTTCTGCTGTAGATGATGCGCCGGTGATATATGCGTTAGAGTAGTATCTGAACCATCCTGCAGTACCGGCAGCCAGGCCTACACCGCTCCATGTCTCGCCGGACTCTTTAGATGCTATACCAGAAGCTGCAGTAGCGAGATTAAGGCCGTTGGTTGGCGATCCAGGAGTGAATGCTCCACTAGATAGTGTTATTCTTAGAAGCTTGGTGCCTGACTCTGCAAGATCAGAAGTGGCTGGCTGTGTGCCTGTATATACTTCGATAACACCATCTCGCAGCATCTCGTCCAATGACCCGCCACCGGCACCAGCACCGATAATAACCTGATCACCTGCAACCTCAGCTACCAAGGATCCTGCAGGAATTTCCAGGTAACCAGCGGCGACAGCTGACACTTTAACATTGGACACATTATTCGTCGTAGATCCTGCTACGGAAATATAATCCCCAACTTGATATCCTGCGGTAACAAGACCATTATCTGAATCAGTGATCCGGTCCGTGCCTCCTGCTCCCGAACCGTCCTCAAAAGCATATGTAATTCCTGTGATCAGTCTTATAGGATAGCTATTTTTTGTCAGCATCCCATTGCGAATACCAGTAGACAATTCAGTGGTCATGTTTTTCTCCTTATGGTTCAATGAGTACTAAATAACGGTTACCCGCCATGGTTGCGCTTGCGTATCGTCCGGATGGGAATGTGAGTTTGTTATATGTAAGGTTATTAAAAGATCCATCTTCCTCACAAGCACAGATCCCTTGAGGTGTGGTTATAAGTAATGATCTATTTCCTACACCTCTCTTCTCTCCAGGACACCATACATCAGATCCTTCCAAAACACCATAGTCTGCTTTTGGTTCTCTTCTAACCTCTTCCCACTTAGTTCCCCTGTAAAATATCAACTGAGTCGATGTACCTACCCACAAACCTTGTGTAGTTGGTTGCAGCATGGTGATTGTATTAGGGACTAGTCTGTGATTATTGAACAGGTCAAATACTCCGTAGAATGAAGGCTCAGATGCGAAAATCGTATTACCTGTTGCAACTAATAATCGACCAGCAAACCATCCGACGATATGACATTTTGGCGGGTCTGAATAAACACTCACACTGCCTTCAGGGGCAGTATAATTCCCTTTCTCCCATACATTGTCCTGTCCTTTTAGGATGTAACCTTTCTCATTCTCGTTGGTATAGTAAATTCGATCAGCTATAGGAAAATACCTCATCCTCGCATTTTCAGTTAGATCTGATCTCAAAGCAACAACAGTATAATCTGGTTTCATCTTATACAAAATTGTGCCACTTACAAATAGGCATACTTCACCATGCACGAACCCGTGGGCTGCTGCATTGACATTTTTTAAAGTTCTTCCAAGTCTGCGACTACTTCTGCCAGACTTGTCTATATCTACATTTACTGCCTGAGATAACTCAGTTACACCGCTCTTTAAATCGTAGGACAGCCTTGCGGGATCAACAGTATTGTTGAGTCCTTCAGTCGCTGTAAGTATTGATGTAAACCTTGCTTTAGCCATCTCTACGTCCTATACGCCGGATCTGTCCCGATACGAACTTCTATGTTCTGGTATCTTTTTAAAGCTTTCTTTCCGTCTTTAACATACCCTCTGAACAAGTCACGATGTTTCCCAGCATCTATTGGATCCTCTTGCTCCATATCATGTTGTGAGAATGCTTTGAATGCGGCCCATTCGATACATGCTCTTTGGAACCTACCAGGAATTTCTGGATCATTCCCGTCCTCAGCAAGATCGTTTTGGCTGTATCTCCATACTTGAAGGAGTAATGTGTCACCATTCTCATCTGATGTAGGAGTAGGGTACAATTTTATAAACCCAGTCTCCCGATCAGTATCCCAGTGAGTTGGTACACCTGAGATACCTTCTCCATAGTAAATATCTCCCGTAGGAATCTTTACCAACTTCTGCGTACCATTCCAAATATCCATTATCTGGATGATTCTATCAGGGATAGCATACACGGCAACATCGGTCTGGAGAGTTAGTGTGAAGTTAGATATATCTTTAAAATATCCAGTCTTCTCACAAAACTTATCCTGCCCTTCTGCGAGATATCCCCATAGCGTAGTCTCTCGCCATATACCATCGACAGTGGAGTCATTGAGTACCTCCAATAACTCCACCATCATCCTTGCGCGGTTCATGCGAAATATTTCCCGGCTTTGACCAATCTCCAAGGAATGGATGATCTGTCTTGCCTATCCATGATCATTTTACCAGTGATAGGGTCTGGTCGCTGTACAAAATGGGCGGATACTGCAGTCTGCAGCACTCTTACAATGGAAGGTGCTACTTTAACTTCAACGCCTCTCTGTATCTGACATTCTCTGCTAAAAGGAGACCCGTCTCGCATGGTCCCGTGAGCAGCGACATATTCGTAGTTTGGCTTTTCATTCTCCATATCAATGATAATGGTAGGCCAATTATCCTTATCCCTTTCAGGGTCAATCTCAGTTATCGGCGAACTTCTCTGTTCAACGAGAGACGCGCTCAGTAAATCATTGTCTTTTGTAGAAATCCCTTCTACTGCAAATTCGTCGTTCATAATATTCTCCTTATTCTTTTGCGGCTTTTTTAAATGCATCGTCGAATTCATCTTCCGATGAAAAAGACTCATCCATCAGAGGCATAATTTCCCGAATTATTTTTGCTACTTCATCAATATCGTCTGCTATGTATTGCTTTTCAGAAGAGCCATGACATATTGGCATATCACTATCTTTTGCATCTTTACGTTTAATCGGCACCCTACACTCGACAACATAACCATTTTCTGCCTTACCTACTTCTAACATACGTTTCATATACATTATTGGGCTCCTACTAATACGACATTCATAGATATTTCGTCTAGCACCATGTCGGCTGTGTTAGTCTCATTCCATCCCCATACTTCTAGTGTATCATCTACAGCCAGTTCTACAAGGCCTGTCAGTACTATTGATGCATAGTCTCCCCCACCACCTGCAAAATCATGATGAGCATGTAAGTTTGTAAGCTCAGTAGCTCCGTTATTCTTAAAAGCAGAAAAGCCTCCAGTAAAAGTCAGCCCTGCACCGCTCGATACCGCCATAGCTATATCGACTTTGTAAACTCCAGCAACTCCTATAGTAACATGATCATTAGTATGGTCTGGTGTCACAGATGCGCTACTTGGTCCGTTCTCTGCAAACGCTGTAACCTGGACTTTATTTACTTTGCCTGCTGTAGTTATACTTAAAGTAGATGCTACATCATGTCCATGTATACAGCCATACGCAAGACCGCCACCATTTGCAAAATTTACCTCGCCGGTAGGTTTGACTCTGACTCTCTCGGTGGTAGTATTTTCTGTAGCTTTTGCAGTCGCAATTACAACTGCAGTCGGTGAGTCATTTTCACCTGGAGTCCCGTCTATGACAAAAGAGAGTTGTGCACCTATATTGTGATCCACTCCATCATATGGGAGTGCTGTCATTCTACCGATAACTGTGCCATCAGTTACAGCAGTAGGTGCGTCATGCGTCCCCTTCGATCTAAAAAGAGTAAACTCAGTTCCGGCAGCAGACGAATTCCCGTGGTTGTGGATAGAAAGTCCGGCTGGTGCAGATCCTCCTTCTGAATGTACCTCGAATACAGAATTAACTTCAACACCGTTAATGGTGTGAACGTTCTCCCCTTCACCTATTTGTGCGGTACCATCAGCATGTACATGGAATTTGCTAACACCATTTACCTGCAGATTGAGAAGTAGTTGTGCACCAGATCCTGTAGCAGTTTGTGTTCGGTTGATCAATAAGTCCGTATTTGCTGCATCTCCAGAAGCCTGGTTATATGTAGGAAGAATAGCGACTGCAGCACTTTGTCCAGTAATATTCGAGTATGTACCTTTGGATATCTCTACTGCATTGTCAGCAAGAGAGAAGTCTCTTGTCTGGAGAATTAACGACGCGTTATTAGAAAATGAGCTGATAGTGCCGAAAGCCAGATTGCTTCCATTGTTGTACCCTACAATTTCGTGTACCGTTATCCGTATCGCACTAAATTCTCTATCTCTCATTTATGCCACCTTTTTTATATAGGGCTAGATCGAAGAGAGGAAGTCCCCCTCCTCTCCTCTGGCTAGACTTATAATTACAATGCTCCAAGATTTAACCAGGTTAGAGTGATTACTCCAGTGAACGCTGCAGTTCCTGCAGTGTGGGTTGCATCGTCATCAATGACAAAATTAAGGAATACATCCTTTGCTGTGCCGGTTCCATCAAACCACCTGGCACCACTCTCAGTTAAAGCAGTGGCTACTGGTACAGCTGATACTACACCTATCTTATCAGCTGCTCCTGCTGACACGGCTACCGATGGAATTATATCAGCTTCAGTTCCTGTCAAAGTGGCACCTGTGGTTGCTGTGGCAGTTCCTAGTGCTACATCTCCGTCCCAGTTATCAATGATGGTACCGGTTACCCCGGCAGTTAAAAGACCTGATACTACAGCTCCGACAGTTACGATAGCACCGAGAGGAAGATCATAGACTTTAACTCCTCCGTACTGAGCAACACCAGCATCGTCGGTGATCGTTATAGGAAGGGCTGTACATGTTAAGACCGTTTGATGTAAAAGACCACTGCCTTTTTCAGTCACCGCTACAGTAGTACCATTTTTAGCACCTACGCCTACCGTAGATGTCAGTACATTTCCCAGGGATCCGTCAGGGTTTATAGTTAATGCTGTATTGCCGCCATGGCTGGCAATAGTCTCCGCGACTAATCTCCTGGTTATAAGTTCTCTTACTCTCATAATTTCCTCCATCGGCAGGATTTTTATCCGCCTGGACAAAGTTTTATCTAAAGGCCGCCCATTGAACGGTATCAGCAGCAGTATCGCAGATATCGGTACCGAGCGTAAAACCGTTAGCAGTCAGCGTAATGCCGTTTGCTGCGTTGATGGATATTTGAGTGGTGTCATGGTTAGCAGTATCAAATGATGTTCCTGCAGTCATGGTATCGATATGTTCGTACCAGGTAAGATTCTCTTCACTGAATACTTTTACATATCGAGGTTTCCACCCAAGGGTAACAGTAGTTGCTACCGCCGGATTCGGTACTGTTACTGTACCTGTTTGGACATGTTGTTTATCACCCACGATATTTCTCCTTTTAATTTATAAGGGGATTGCTCCCCTTAATCATTTAATTATTTGCTATCTTCTACTTACAGCTCAGGAGCGGCGACTTCTATTCGTGCCATCCATGCCTGATTTAGAATAACACAAGCATACCATGTTTTCCAACCTACTGATCCTCTTTGTCCCAGAGGATCTCCACCCCGAGGTTTAGGATTAAGTACCATGGGAGTCATCGCATTCTCACCTTTCAACGGTACGTTTCCGAACGCATCTGGAGAAAGATAAAGAACCGGGTAAACATCAGCACTGGTGCCTGTGGTTGAAATCATCTCAGTTCCGGACCCTGACTTAAGACCACCACCGTCTGCCCACGCTTCGAAAACAGTAGACGTTAGATATCTGACATTCTCAATGGATCCAATCTCACTGGCATATGGAGAAGTGCTTCCATAATCTACCACATCCTTAAAGCCTGGAAGAGATCTCACAGTACTTTCTACGTCCGGATGGATAAGTCCGATGAAGGAGGGAAGTACAGACTCCGTATTAAAACTTGGGGAACTTGAGATTTTGGTAGTAAATGTTCTAGCAAGTTGGCGCTTCAGCCCACGCACTGCTTTGCGCTGCAGGTTAAGGGTAAGCGGTGTATTGACATCTGTCCTGGCAGATCCGTTGGCCCAGTAAACAGTGGTTCCTGCTTTCAAAATACCAAAAGCAATAGTTTCTACAGTCAACGCTGCCTGCTCTCCGATCATCGCGGAGTATTCTTTCAGAACCGGATCGGTGTGGACATTGGCAATCTTGTCTGTCAATGTGAGAAAATCGCCGTACTGTACCAAGGTAGCAGTATAGTCTGTGGTGGTAGGGGTACTTCCTGTAGGTGTGATTCCCTCAGTAAGCGCAGTAGTAGCTGCGCTTAACCTCTCGTACCGCCTGAACTTCTGCGTATCGGTATCATTTTTACCCAGCGGTCGGGATTGCCCAAACTGCTGAATAATTAAAAACGGTTGCCCACGTTTGAGCATTACGACTGCAGAGCTTGCAGCTACCGCCGGAGAGATATCTCCGTAAGTGGTTAGTGACATACTGTCCTCCTCTGGCTAGTTAGTGTTTACGCCTTGAGGCGTACCTTATTAAATGCCCTACTGTGCGGCAAATTGGTTGAAAGCTCCTCCGAAATCATTCGGATCTATTGCAGTTTGGCTAGATGTATGACGGCCTTTTACACCTTCTTGTTCAGCTAGTTTGTCTGCTAATTCTTTTTCCTTGGCATCAGCTATAACTTTGTCTGCTGCCGCCTTCCGTGCAACTTCTGCATCATCGACTGCTTGTGTGTTATTAGTTGCCTTTTTAAACACATTAAGCATCTCAACTATTTGCTGAGCAGATCCGTTGTCAAGTACATTATTATATGTAGCTTGAAGAATGTTTGGTTGCCCTTCAACCCATTTTTCTACATCTGGTAAGATTGTATGAGCATCTGGGTGCTTGGCAAGTATGTCAGCCTCGTGCTGATTCTTTGCTACCGTATGCGCGGCTGCTACTGCTGGGTTAATTCTCTGATCAAGTTGGGTAGTGAGCTCTCCGATTTTTGCAGCGAAAATATTCTCTGCCTTAGCAAGAGTAGTTCTCTGAATTACCTCAAAAACTTTGGCAACTTCTGGAAAGTTTTCTACTACATCGTCAATAAGAACCTGCTCCTCTTTGGTAGGTATCTCTCTAGCAGCAGCTTCACTGTTAGCAACTTTGGCAGCTTCATCTGCAGCAGCCTTGTCTGCAACAATCTTATCTGCAGCTGCTTTATCTGATACTGCTTTGTCTGCTATAGCCTTTATATCGGCGGCAGTTGGTGCTTCGGGAGCAGTAGGTGGATCAACTGGTGGATCAACTGGTGGATCAACTGGTGGATCAACTGGTGGATCAACTGGTGGATCAACTGGTGGATCAACTGGTGGATCAACTAGTGGATCAACTGGTGGATCAACTGGTGGATCAACTGGTGGATCAACTGGTGGATCAACTGGTGGATCAACTGGTGGATCAACTGGTGGATCAGCTGGTGGATCAGCTGGTACTTCTTTGTCACTGGCAGCAGCTTCGAATGCTATACCAAATGCATCGTTATCTAATTCAGTATTTTCTGTACTGTCTGTAATAGGTGTTGTAACTTCGTCAGCCATGGAATCCTCCTAGATTATGTATAGTATATCAAACATACAGATGTATCGTCAACTAAATATACGAGATAAATCTTTACATTCTTTGGCTCGACCTCTAGCCTCTGAATTTTCTGCACTTTCTAGTTTATCTCGATATTTATCCCTTCGTAAATTTATCAACTCAACAACGAGTCTTAATGCTTCAGATTGCTTATATACCTCAAGCTTTTTTATTATCTCACTCTTTCTATCTCCACTCGGTGACTCGCTCATATCGCAACTCCTGGTTGTTCTACCTGTGGATTTGCTACAGGAGACGCTCCGGTAGCAGTAGAGAGTAAGGTACGCAGATTTTCAAGTTGCATCTTATCCTCAGTAGATTTAGCATTGGACAAATTACTCTCTACGCGAGAAAGTATTTCTTTTATAGTAGCATCTGCAGTCGCCTGGAGAACTTGTGTATCCATCCGCTTGTTCTCTGCAGTAGCTACCATCCCTTCTGTCTTAGCAGTAGTCAGTCCTTGCTCTATCTGTACATCTTGTGACGCAGCATCTCTCATCCCTTTAATAACCTGATTCGCCTCGTCTTCAGGCATTACCCTGTCAGTAGGTAAGTCTCTTGACTCTAGACGATCTATCAACAGTCCGTATGTATCTATTATCGCTCTTTCTTCTTGTGATAACGTAGATACGAATTGATCAAGGGCTGCCCCTCGAACTTCTTTAGCTACCAGAGATATGTTACCTTTTGCTACTACCTGATAATCTCCTTTTAATTTTTCATTGGGATTA